TCCTTTGTTGCGGACTTGGCTTCCTCAAAGTTATCTCCAAGCTTTCTCCAAAGCTTTTCCTCATACTCACGATAAACCCAACCAGTAACCTTGCCTGTTTTTCTACCCATAGGATTTTTAGGTATCCACTTAACAACTGGGTCTAACATACCGGCAACCCTAAGTTGTTCAATTAATATATTTTTTTTGTTCACCCTGCCCTCCATAATAATCTTTGTAGTAGTCTTCAAAAATTAATCTAAACTCTTCTAGTGTTGGCACATCAATTTTGTTTTTTTTTAAAAGTATTTTGTGATTATGGTAAGCATCTCTGAGTTGCTTCTCAGTATATAAGATCATTTTTTAGGTGGAGACTTTTTGGTTTTGCCTTGTCCAGCCCATAAAACTTTTCTTGCCCAGTGGTTTGCCGAGAACTTGTCGTCCTTGGTAAGCCCGCCACTTTTGTTTCTAATTCCAGCAGATCGTGCAAGATAGGACTTCCTAGCCTCAGAACTATAATTATGACCATAACCCTTGTGTCCAAAATTCACTACCTTTATTTCATTGCCCTTTTTTGCAAGAACAGTTTTCTTATAATTGCCTGAGCCACGGTATTGCATTGGTTTGTTAAAGCCGGGATATTTCTTACCCCTGTACTCTACTCCCCCTGAAACTCTTTTTGTGTCTTTAACCGTAGCCATTATTTTCTTTTCCTAGCCTTAGCTTTAGCTTTACTGCTTAAATCTTTGTAATGAAACAAAGGCTTGCTTGTTTTGGTATGGTTCGTGTTGGTATGTAACTTCCCGTTTGGCATCTTATGATAAGAGCCTTTCCAAACAGTCCCATCTTTTAAATAATGATTAACTCCAGCAGCCATTATTTTCTCCTTGCCTTAACTTTATTCCAAAGATCAGCGTCAGCTTTCCTTGCTCCACCCTTGCCTGATGCAAAAGACCTAGCTCTCGCAACCCCCCAAGATGTTGGGGTCTGTCCGGGTCTAGAGCCGCTTGAATAATAAGCACCCCTGCCTCTTTTAACAACCTGTTTTAAAATACCAACGGGGACGTTGTATTTTTTTGACATGTTCTTAAGAGTTGTGTCAGTACTACTTTTTCTTTTTGCTGGCATCTTTCGCTCTAGATTTCGCTAAGCGGTTCATTGAGGTTCTAGTAAGGCTTCCGGATTTATACTGCTGTTTAGCTTTCAGTATTTCTCTTTCTCGCTTCTTTCTTTTTTCCCCAGTTAAACCGGCTAAGTATTTTAATGGTACACCACTCTTAGTTTTTTTAACTTTCGGAAACTTCCTTTTTGTGGTTTTTGTTACCATTTATTTTAAACCTTAATTTTTTCTTTATACTCTTTTCTTGCTGCATTTAAGGTGCTTTTGTTTTGCACAATTAAACATGGCAATGGGGTCGAGTACTTGCCCTCATATGGATATGAATAAAAAAATTCTAAATCTTTATAAACAGTCTCCAAATAATCAACAAGGTTTTTTAATAAACCAAGTGATACTTTATTATCGCCTATAAAAAGCAATGCATCAAATTTGTATGCATAGTTAATCCACGTCGGCTCGTTAAGTAAATTAAAAAAAGGAACAAATTTTACCCTGTTCCTTTCAAAGGACTCAATGCTATGCGGACATACTGTCTTTATAGAATTGAAGTAGTCAGTCCAATCAACCTCTTGATTTTTTCTTTCCACCTTTTTTCTTTTTTCCTTTTCCTCTCATTCCCGGCATTTAGATCACCTCACTTTTTTAAATATAGTTATTACTCTATGCTTCACCATGTCTTTCATTGAGTTCTCGGGCAACTCTTCCCAAGCCTTTTGTCTCTCCTCCCGAGATGGAAGGTTAGCAATAGTCTCGGGCAAAGACATTTGCATAGATAAAAGATAACACAACTTTTGAAAACCTAAAGTCAGATCAGACATATAAGCCAATCTTTCCTTGTGAGTTTTGAGTTTGCCAATTGCGTTAGCGTATCCTGCAACATCTATGTGCCCCATATCATTTCTATGTTTCATAAGTTTTTATAAGTCTAGCTGTATACCACTGAGATTTTTTTAGGTCCTCTTCTAGATTTTTATTTTCATACCTCCAAACATACTTCAGTATGTTCCCTTTGCAGTATCCCCTAAATGCCTCTTTTGTCATACTGGCTTCGATTGCATCAATGCACTCTATATCACCAGTTCGATAATGGCTGGGATTTATATTGTCTTTTTCTTCTTCTCTCATAAATAAATACATTGTTAAAATGGGTGGTTGTCATGGTCAGTGACAATTAAATAAATAAATGTTAGACCGAATAACACCATCATAAAATCTAAAATTATTTCAATCATTAATGTGCTCCTTATTTTTTTTATAATAAACCTCAATAAAACTTTCACAACTTGGGCAGCTTAAATTTGAGACCATAGAAAATTCATTTTCTCTTTCCTCAATATCATGATCTCCACCCCAAATTAATTCTGTATTACAGTGATAACATTTCATAAACGCTCCTTGGTTTTAATTAATAAACTTTCTTGGCTTCCGTATCTTTTTTCAAACTCATGTAAGTATGGGTGGCGGGAGACGTACATATCATTGTTTACTCCCTCCCTATGATGTCTAAAACATAAAGGTATTGTGTTTAAATGTGCTCCGGGTTTTGTTTTACCATCAATGTGATGCACTTCAGCTGGGCTAAAAGTATCAAACTGATCCCAGCAAACTATGCAACCCATGGTTGCAATTGCGTCCATCCAAGCTTTCTCTTCTTTGTTTGGTGCCTTACCCTTAAGCACCATACCTAGATCGCTCCATTCTTAAGTTAGCCATCTTGGTACGCCATTCCTCAAACTGCATATCAATCGCAGCCTTCTCTGTCTGCAATGCATCTAGACTAGCCTTGGCTGTTGCTACACCCATAGATGCTGAGTAGTAATCTTCTGATGCTTCGGCTTTAGATTTTTGTGCGTTGTAACTTCTTTCCCCGTCGTCCTTGGCTATACACAGCTGTATCCAAAAAACTTTTTTAAGATTGGCTTCTGCTTTAAGAACATTAATTCTTGTTTCTTGAATCTTAGGAATAATATCCCTAAGCATTTGGTGAAAATTTTCTTCTTGGTTCATATCTGCTCGTACTCGTAAAGGTCTTTCATTTTTTTACTACTTCCAAAGATCTCGTCTAGGGTAGAAGAGAACTTTGATATCTCACCTTGGAATGATAAACCAAACGTACCTATGTCACCTAATCTATTCTTTCTAAATATAATTTCAGACGCTGTGTCGTGTGGGTTCTCTGTGTAATAACCATCCCGGTAAAGCATTGCTACCATATCTGCGTCCTGCTCTATGGAGCCCGAGTCTCTAAGATCCGAAAGGACCGGACGTTTATCGGTTCTACCCTCAACACCACGGTTTAATTGAGACAAAGCAATTATTGGGCACGAAACTTGTTTCGCCAGCCCCTTCAGAAGATTGGAAATATAAGTCATAGAAGCCGCTCTTGAGTCGCTGTTTGTGGGAGCCTTCGATGATGTCATGAGTAGCTGTAAATAATCCACGACAATTAAATCTATTTTTTTAGATACAGCAAGTGAGTTTGTTTTGTTGATTAATGTTTCAATGGTTATGGGTGCGTTATCAAAAAGATAAAGGCTTGTCTCGTTAATCATCTGCATCGCATCTATAAACTTCTTGGTTTGGTTTTGGTCCATGCTGTTTTTAAGAATGTTGTCCATGGGAACCTCTGCGATTGAGCTAATAATTTTTTTCAGTAGCTGCTCGTTAGTCATCTCTAAACTAAATACCAACACGTTCTTACCAGCCAGTGCATTGTTGGTTGCAACATTCATAGCAAAGGTTGTCTTACCCATGGCGGGTCTACCAGCTATAACAATAAGATCACCGGGCTTGAATCCTAGGATTTTGTCATCCACGTTAGAAAATCCAGTCTTGATGGTTGTTTTACTTTCCCCCGATTGAGATAGCTCATCCATAATATTAAGAGAAATATCTTTAGCTAATTTAGGAATGCCAAAGTTTTTTGTAATCTTGTTTTCCATTAACTTGGCGTTGACTCTGTCAATCTTCTCTTCAATGCTGCCCTCTTCGTGAACAATCCTTGGTATCTCATCCCCAAGAGTATTCAACTTTCTATGAGCTGATTTAATTAGCAGAAGTTTAAGCCAGTGACTAAATGATGCTGAGGATATAAAGCCCAGCACCTCTTCTTTAATTTCCTGTGCCTGCATTTCATTATCTATGGCGGAAGATATGCTCACATAGTCATTGATGTTATTTGTAAACATAATGTTGTAAGCCTTACTAAATGCTGGGTGCACAAAATCATCGGGGGCTATTCCCTTTTCTTGTGCTGTTTCAAAACATTCTCTTTCCATAATCATGGCAGCAATGATGTTGCCTTCTAGTTCTTTATCAAAAATTTTCTTATCCATGTTTCCTCTCTATGATTGAATTAAATTGTGTGGGTGATAATAGGGTCCTACAGTCGGGTTTGTTTTTCATAAGACCATCTAACCTGTTTCTGTAATAAGGTGAGTTATTTGCTATTTCAAAATATGATTCCCAAAACTCTTCTGTTGTTAGGTCTAATTTTTTTCCCGTCTTAGGTGAGATTAATCCCTTCCTTGCTAACTGCTTTAATTCATTCCATCTGTTTCTAATAAGGTATGAGTTAGCAGAATGTGTAAAATATTTTTTATCGCACTTAGATTTATATATCTCATAAATCTTTTCGTAATCTAATATATATACTTGTTTAGTTTTATCTTTAGTATTGTGTACTTTTGGAGTACCCCCCTGTACTTCAGGAGTACCCCCTTGATTAACATGTAATTTATAAAGATTTGAGAAGTTGTCCCTGTTCTCCCAATCAATGTAACCTTGGTCCCTAAGAATATTTAAATTTGATATGACAGCGTTTCTACTAAGGCAACTTATTTTCATAATTCTGCCGTGTGACGGGTATGACTGACCAAACTCATCTGAGTAATTTGCAAGTATGAATAAAATTAATTTTTGTGTTGGTGTGATCCCCTCTAAACTGACGACCGATGTGATGTGTTGTAGTGACATATAACCTCCTTTGACGAGTAGAATAATTCTGTTGTATTCTTTTGTCAATTAATTTACAATGTATCTTAAGAAACGGAGGTATCAATGTCACAGAACAATAAAATATTTGGTGCTCTTGCAAACATACAAGAGTACTTATTAGAAAACCCAATCGAGAAATCTAAATATAATAGTTTCTCAAAATATAACTACAGAGGTATAGACGACGTCTATGCATCTCTCGCTAAACCCTTGGCGATGAACAAGGTAACCACAAATTTCTTACCAGACCTTAAGGTAAGAACAAGATTATCTGAGGACGGCAAAACTTCATATTCCTTATTGAAAGGAACCCTAAGATTTTTATCTTTGGAAGATGGCTCTTATGTCGACACAGCATACGTTGGTCAAAGCAAGTCAACACAAGGTAGAGATCTTGAGGCTGCAAAATCTTTTGCATACAGGGATGCGTTAATTCAATTTTTCTGCGTACCTTTTGAGCAAACAGTAGAACCCGAAATGGTTGGTGATGAAGATGAGCCAGCTGAAGAAAAAATATTTGATATGTTTGTTAGTGAAATATCAAAGGTCACAGATAAAACACAACAAGAAAAAATATTTAAGAACTACGATAAGGTTGCAACACTTGCTGGAGATAAAGAAGCGAGAGAAAAAATTAACCTACATTACACAAAAATGGCAGGTGCTAAATGACACAGTCAGCAAAAATAGTTCAAGGGACCAAAGAATGGTTTGCTTTAAGAATGGGCAAAATTACTGGCACAAGAATACAACGTGCTGTAAAAGAAGATATATGGGCTAAGGGAGATCAATGGGATGACCTAGCCATTGATATGTTTAGAGAAGAGCACATGCTTCCACAAAGACCTTTTGACTCTCGTGCACTTTACGCCATTACTAGGGGTAAAGAAAACGAGCCCAAGGCAATTAAAACTTTAGAGAGTCTTGGTTATATTATTCAAGACTCACCTTTTGTGAATCATCCTGATTATGATTGGCTAGGAATGAGCCCGGATGGAATACTTCTGAAGGGTAGAAAAGGTGGACCAGCAGCAGTTGAAATTAAATGCCCACAAACAAAACCAATCAAGGATGTTAAAAAACAAAAAAGAAACTATTGGCATCAAATGCAGCTTGGTATGGAGTGCATGGACATAGATGAGATGTTGTTCTTTCAGTGGTATGAAACCGGAGAGTATGTCCAAGAGTGGGTTGATAGAGATCCTGATTGGGCAAATATCTATATACCAAAAGCAAAAGAGTTTATTGATTGGTATAACACAGCTAAGAAAGATCCCGAGAATATTGCACGTTGGTCTGTTGAATATAAAGAACCCGGCGTTCCTTATAAAGATGTAGATGACAACGAGGATACTAAAAAACTTGTAAGCATTATGCTTGAAATAAAAATACTACAACAAAAAATTAAAGAGCTCGATGCTGATAAAAAAGAAATATCAGCAAAGTTGATTGGTGAAAACAACGGAGCTTTTAGAACCCCATCTGTGAAATGTCACCTAACTCAAGCAACTGGAAGGATTGATTATAAAAGATTGATCGAAGATAAAGAGATTCCGGTCCATGAGGTAGAGGGATATAGATCAGAGGGCGATACTAGAATATATACAAGAATTGTGGAGGACAAAAATGGATGATTTAAATCCAAAAAAATCAGTAAGTTCGAGGGTTGATCATGAGGTTCATGATTATCTTGAAAGGGTTAGTAGCCAAGAAGGACATAGGTTCTATGACAGAGGTATGTCTTACAAGGTTGCTAAAATTTTAGAAGATTGGTACCAAAAGGAGGTAGAAGCCAATGGAATATGATGATAATAATAAAGGAGCTCTTTGGAAAACAGAGGACTCTTCTAAGAAATATGTCTTAAACGGCAAAGTAAAGGTTGACGGTAGAGAGCTTCTTGTATTTGCATACAAGAATGAAACTGAAAATGACAGAGCACCAGCTCTTAATTTAAGTTTTGTTGAGCCAAACAATGTCGGGGCTAAACCAGCACCAGCACCAGCGGC